AAGTGCGCTCTTGATAAAAGAATTTATCCTTGATTGTGTCCATTTAACAGAAGACATTTAAAATTTCCATAGCACAGGTCCCCCTTCTTCGCTACGTTCTCGGGTCATCCAGAGAAGCCTTCCATTCTCTAGGAGATGTGTGTCTCCTAAATCCCCATAGACCCCTCTATAAGCCTCTCTGACAGCTTCTAGACCATCTTGGTAGGTGAGGGTAGCTTGAAGTAATTCAAACGCTCCTACGTCCCCTTCTCCAGCCAGCCCTCCAATGTTGTCTGTCCTATCTCCCATGATGCATTGAGCTAAGAAGAATTTATCTCCATATCCCTTAAGCTTACGTTTAGCGTCAAGCTCTATATGCCCATAACCATCAACGTAGAAAGGCCCCCAAGCTGGTTGCTTTCCCATCTCCCATGAATAATGCCATCCCGGAACTGTCTTTAAGTCTTTATCACGAGAAGCAATGATGGAATGCTCACCTTTCATGATAGACCCTATTTGATCCATGGTCATTAAATCATCAGCTTCAAATGGTTCTTCCATCCTGTAGTCATAAGCACCAGCAATATAAGCTCTTAGATTAAGGAAATGGAAAGGCTTCTTACTTTCGTCACGTTGTCCCTTATAAGGCTGCAATGTAGCAATGTTGTCACGAAAGTTAGTAGCTCCAGTGAGGTAGAGAATAGGGCTTGCGCCCTCCCCTCCTGCCTCAAATGTAATGTTAGCTACAAGCATGTCTAGAAGCTCTTTAGCCTTGTCGAAAGGAGGAGGACTGTCTTCGTTCCCATCCTTTCTCCAAGCACTCTCAGCTCCAAAGCCTGCCTGAAAAACTAACAGGTCAGCGTCTATACGAACAATTTTCATTGAAACTCTTTCGGTAGTTCTACATTCTTAGGGGCATCTTTAAACATTGGAGCAATATCTGAATACTTATATCCGGCTAGTCCGCAGCCTATGGGGGTTAGGAGATAAGTTACACTCTTATGGTATTGTGCATAGTCTAGGAACTTCTGTACATGTGTAACTATCTCTGATAAAGGAAGAGAATTTAGTTTTGCATCCTTAGTTGGAATGGCATAACTTCTTCCTTGAATCCCTTCACCTTTCCCATAAACTGCCCCATGCTTCTGTAGAGCAAAGAGAGCAGCTCCTTTACTATGTCTTCCTGCTAAATTGCTTCCGAATACAAAAACCCTTACCACGGTGAATCCTTGGGAGCTACTGCAGGAATATCTTCATCAACTGCACTAGGTGAAGGGGCAACAGCTACATCTCCACTAAGAAGCTTAGAGAGCTTGCTGCCATTGTAATTAAGAGCACCCTTAATCTTCGTTTGAATCCATTCTGGAAACTTGTCGAATGTCTGAGCAATATTGCAAGAATGGGAAGATTAGTGCTAAGGGTGCTGGGCTTATTCTCGGATATTTTGATGAGATTCCTAAGAATGAACGTAAGCAGCTTCAAGAACTTTATGAACAGGAGATGACCCATCGTGGCTTCGGACGTAAATATCACTAAGAAGTTGCTAGAGTTTGTCAATACAGAGATTGTAGATTTTAAGAAATCTAGAGCGGAGGCAGATAATGGAGAAGAATACGATCGCTATGGTGGTGTTATTATGGGATTATTCCTAGTTAAAAATTGGATTGAAGCCCAATGAATGAAGACAACGTATTTCAACTACAGCCTAAACCTGTAGCTAACAAACTTCCTGAAATAGCAGACATTGCCATTCTAATGCTAGATCAGAGGCGCAAAGCAGGGATTAAAACATATGGAGTGCCTCTTCAAGGGTTCAATGGGCGTGATGCCCTTCAGGACGCAGCAGAAGAGGCTGCTGACTTATTGGTTTATTTGCTACAAGCAATTTACGAAAGAGATCATGGCAAACAAGAAACGCCCTCTTAAAGATTTGACAGAAGAGGAATACAAAATTCTTAAAGGTATGGGAATGCTTTGGGAAATATACCCTGAAGCATCAGGTGTTTATTCTGATGACTGCACTGGAAAATAAAGAGTGAAAATTTCTGATATTGAAGTTAATTTAGTAGATAGTTGCGGTAATGATTTGAGCGTAGTTAATGCTGCTCGTGTAAGCTTTGATAAAGAGAGCGATTGGGAAGAAGTTTTTGAATTTGATATTGAAGATGGACCAACTTTCAAATTGAAACAAGAGGATGCTAAACTGGTTAACTACCTTGCTAAACATAAACACTTCTCCCCTTTCAATCATTCCTTTATTAGTGTTCGTGTTAAAGCCCCTGTCTTTGTAGCTAGACAACTTGTAAAGCATAAGTTTATGCCTTGGAATGAAGTTAGCAGGCGTTACGTAGATAGTGAGCCAGAATTTTATCTTCCTAAATATTGGCGTAAGCGAGCTGAGAATGTTAAGCAGGGGAGCAAGGAAGAGTCCGTAAATATTTGTGATGAAGACGGATACAATCCAGCGGAGCACAATATATATTGTTTAAATGAGTTATATAAAGATCTATTAAAAGCGAATGTATGCCCTGAACAAGCTCGTATGATGCTCCCTCAAAACACTATGACCGAATGGATTTGGAGCGGAACACTAGGAGCATTTGCCTCTATGCTTAAGCTACGTCTTGATGAGCATACACAATATGAGACACGTATTGTAGCTGAAAAAGTTAAGGAGATTATTACTCCTTTGTTTCCTGTCAGTTTGAATGCTCTTCTGGAGAATGTATGAGCAAACGTATTCTCGTTATTCCTGATTTGCAGATTAAACCAGGTGTTCCTATTGAGCATCTAGAGCACATTGGTAAATACATTGTTGATAAGCGTCCTGACGTTATTGTACAGATTGGAGACTTTGCTGATATGTCAAGTCTCTCTTCTTATGATAAGGGTAAGAAAGCTTTTGAAGGACGACGATATAAAGCAGATGTTGAGAGTGTAATCAAAGCACAAGAAGCTTTGCTAGAACCTCTTTACCACTTACGTCTTCAACAGACACGTAATCGTAAGAAGGTTTATACACCACGTATGGTGCTGACACTTGGTAATCATGAACATCGAATTGAACGGGCTATTAACAATTCTCCAGAGCTAGATGGTGTTCTTTCTATTAATGATTTAGAATTTGAAAGCTATGGTTGGGAAGTATTTCCTTTCCTAGAAGTTGTAGTTATTGAGGGTGTAGCTTTCTCTCATTACTTCCCTACAGGACTTGCAGGACGCCCTCCTAGCACTGCTAATGCACAGCTTAATAAGAACCACCAATCCTGTGTAGCAGGGCATCAGCAAGGCCGTCAGGTGGCTTATGGTAAGCGTGCTGATGGAAGACGCATCATCAGTATTATTGCTGGTAGTGCTTACGTCCATGATGAGGAGTATTTAGGCTTCCAAGGTAATAAACATTGGCGTGGTGTTATTATGCTAAATGAAGTTGAAGATGGGGAATTCGATGAAATGTTCGTCTCACTGGACTATTTGAAAAGTAAATATGAAAATGCTTGAACCGCACCAGCAACGTGTTGTAACTGAAAAAGAAGAACTTGATGAAAAGATTTCTAAACTCTCAGCATTCCTAGAAACTGATATGTTTTCTAAACTGAAACATAAAGATGCGGAATTACTTAGTAAACAAATTATCATCATGTCCAAATACAGTACAATTCTGAAAGAACGTATTGATGAATTCTCGATTGAGCTTAACTAAGTGTTAGTCTATAATGCTCTATACCTTTCCTAACAGAGAACAAATCGAGATAGGGGTTGGGAACCAAATTGTAGGACTTACTCGTGAAAGGGCTAGGCCTACTAGTGTCACTTTAACGTGGAAAGATCTTATTAAAATACGAACGAATCCAGAACACTACGTAAATAAACTAATTGAGAGTTTAGCAACCACAGATGAGTAATATTTTAGAACATAAGAAAAATTACAGTATCGCACGTAATGCTGAAATGAAAGGTACTAAGAAGCTTCAAAAACGTAAGCTAGAAGAAGAAGAGCAGCTCCTAATTATTAAAGCTTTTAACGAAGAATGGGATAAGAAGAATAAAGATGAAGAAGAGTGAATTTCGTAGCCAACTAGGTGAGAATGTATTTCGTTTTAAATATGCGCAAGGTCCTTCTGATACTTGGGATCAATGTGCAGATCGTATTGTAGAAGATGTTTGTGGAACTAAATGGGGCACACGTCAAGCCCTAATGTCTAAGGAAGATCGTGAACAACTGGCTAAATACATTAAAGAGTTTAAATTCCTACCGGGTGGGCGTTACATCTATTATGCTGGACGCCCCAATTCATATTTCAATAATTGCTTTCTACTTCGGGCTGAACACGATACAAGGGAAGAGTGGGCAGAGCTTGCCAAACGATCCACCAGTTGTCTAATGACAGGTGGGGGTATCGGAGTAGACTACTCTATTCTTCGTGGCAAGGGTAAGCCTATTAGGCGTACTGGTGGGGTTTCTAGTGGCCCTCTCTCTCTTATGTCAATGCTGAATGAGATTGGACGCAATGTAATGCAGGGAGGCAGTAGACGTTCAGCTATCTATGCCTCCCTCAATTGGCAGCATGATGATATTGATGATTTTATTGTAGCTAAGAACTGGCCTCAATTTATTAAAGAAAAGAAAGAAGAAGACTTTAATTTTCCTGCTCCTCTTGACATGACCAACATCTCAGTTAATTATGACGATGCTTGGCTTAACAGTGAAAACAGAGCTTCTAATTCTACATTCTTAGCTAATTGTCGGCAAGCTATGGAGACTGGAGAGCCGGGCTTTAGTTTTAACTTTGGGAGTAAACAGAATGAAACACTTCGTAATGCGTGTACAGAAGTCACATCCGAAGACGATTCAGATGTTTGCAATCTTGGTAGTGTCAATATGGGCTCCATTGACTCTATTGATGAGTTTCGTTCCATTGTTAATTTGGCTTCTAAGTTTCTGGTATGTGGTACTCTTCGAGCTGATCTTCCGTACGACAAAGTTTACAAAGTTCGTGAAAAGAATCGGAGATTGGGGCTCGGACTCATGGGAATTCATGAGTGGCTTCTCAAGAGAGGCTATGGATATGAAGTTACACCGGAGCTTCACGAATACTTGAAAGTGTACGAATCAGAGTCTAAGCGTGCTGCTGATGAGCATTGTGATAGGTTCTTTCTCAATCGCCCAGTAGCTTATCGTGCTATCGCTCCTACAGGTACTATTGGTATTCTTGCTGGTACAACTACAGGTATTGAGCCTTTATTTGCTGTAGCGTATAAGCGTCGATACCTGACTGATGGTACTAAATGGAAATATGAATACTGTGTTGATGCTACAGCAGAGATGTTAATTCAAAGTGGTATTGATCCAAACAAGATTCAAACAGCTTATCAAATGAGTGAAGATTATGAACGACGAATTAAGTTCCAAGCAGACGTTCAAGATTACGTTGATATGTCAATCAGCTCTACCATTAACCTACCTTCATGGGGTTCAAAAGGTAATTCAGAGCAAGACGTTACACGATTTGCTGAAGCCCTTAGCAAGTATGCACCACGACTACGTGGATTTACGTGTTATCCAGACGGAAGCCGTGGAGGTCAGCCCATTACAGAAGTGAGTTATGAAGAAGCTATTAAACATAAAGGAATTGTTTACGAAGAAAACAATATGTGTAAAGATGGGGTTTGTGGTTTGTAATACATAAAAGAAAAGCCCTCTAGGCGCAATGTCTAGAGGGCTTAATATTATTTCTTCTTGCTTGTTTTCTTAGAAGCCTTCTGCTTCGCCTCTATAGCGTAATAGACGCTCTCTTTGCATTTACCTTCTTAATAAGAAACATAAATAGCTTACGATAGAGTAGTGAGTATTGCATTTGAAACTACAGGAGCTGCTGCAACTTGATATGCAGTATTACCGTGTACATTATCTCCACAATTATAATCTGGATTTATTTTACCGGGATTAGCTGGATCTTCTAGAACTGCAGCAATATCCGCAACAATTACACTTCCTGCCAGTAACAGAGTACGTCGATTAATCTCAACCCTGCGAGAGTTATATGCGACGTAATCAGTATCGGGAGGGCTAGTGCAGACAACAGGGATAAATCCAGCAGTACGGCACAATTGAATACTCTCTAAAAGATTTGCCCACCCTGTCTCCATTTTTGCGTCAGTGTCCCATCCGTCATTACGTGACCAGTTCTTCAAGAACACAAAATCTGTTTTAAGACCTGCTGCGATGAACGCACGTAAATTAGCTAAAGCTGAAGAGCTTGTAGAACCACTGACTGCGTGATTAGAAAGGGAGAGAGGAAGCCCTGCTTCAGTTAGTGCAATAGCCGCTCTCTGTAAGAAACCAATAGTAGCAGCAGCAGCACTAGACGCTGACCCAACAAACAGGGAGTCACCAAATGCTGTAGCTGTGTACTTAGCTGATCCATAGTAGAAGATGGGCTCAACTGGAGCCATAAAACCATTCCCAGTGTCGGTCATAGTACGAACTCCCGGAGTAGTTACTTGATCTCCAACAGCGTAGAAGTTTCCAACCTGCCTACCAACAGTAACATCAGCACTGTTCCAAACATCAAGGTGCCACGTACTAGCTGTAAGATAACAGATTCCGGGTTGCATATAAACTCTAGTTTGCAGAAGAGGCTTATACGTAGGGTTGTCTGTACGGGGGGTAGACTTAATCCTGATAACATCAGACAAAACCCATCCAGCAACTGAAGATGCAACAGATCCTGACCCTGCTGGGATATCGAACGTAGTTGCTCCACCAACTGTAATTGAAACCCATGACAAAGACCCGCCATCATTAAGGTGAGTTGCTGCAACAGCACACTTTGCAAGGGTCACTGTTTGCGCTGTAGCGGAGGGGTTTTTAAACAAAAACTGTACAGAGTAGAAATCATCTTCTGCAAAATGTTGACGGCCAAATGTTAAAGCAGATCCGTTAACTGTAGGAATTGCAGTGAAAGGGTTACTTGCAGAAGCTATTGCCCCAGAAATCGGACGTGCTAAGAAGGGTGTTCCGGAGAAATTCCCTAGCACCTTTCCAACAACCCCTGTTGATGCAACTACCCCAGTTATTACACTTTCAGGGCCATTTCCCTCTTGTCTATCAACAGCCAAATCACCCTTGAATACAGTGGTGGGCACACCATTAGAATTTAACACAGGCATTATACATTCCCCAAGAAAAGATTTTGTTCATAAAGACGACGTTGACGTAATCCCTCTACAGGCTTGCCACTATCGTTACACCATCTAGGAAGCTCATTCGCAGCCCCTTTTACATCCCCACTATTAAGCTTCTTCAATAGCGTACTACTAGCTAAACGTCTTCCTCCTAAATTATAAACAAAAGAAACAAGAGCATCATATTGATGTTGTAGAAGAGAAACAGTTACATTCTTAGTTACAGCATCTTCAGCCTCTTTCAAGTCTTTACGAAGAAGGTCTTCAGCTTCTTTGAATGTGATACGAGAGAAGTTCTCTCCTTTTTTGATTAGGTGTCCATAGCCAATCGTTAGCCTACCACCTACATCTTTATAAGGAGTGGAACTAAACCCCTCAAACTTCTTAACTAGCTCTAATCCTTTGGAAGATGTTTCCACTTCGTAAGTCTCCTGATTAATGAGGGGGTGTGTGTATTGAGAAGTAGTTGAACAACCAGCTCCCTGCAAAAGCAAGACCACTCCAAACCAAACCTGCAAGAGTTTTTTCAATAATGGCTTTCCGTACAGCACTCTTCTGAGCCTCCCTTTCTAAAACAGCTTTCAGATATTCATGATGTTCTTTGTGCTCTTGAGAAGAGATGGATGCCACATGAAGAGCATCTGTAAGCTTCTCAACGGCATGTAGGAGTTGTTCAGCTTCAGACATTGTTCACCTGTATCTTGTAAGCTACATCGTTAATATAAATGGTTATATAGCCTGCTGATGCTCCAGCAGTGGCTACAATAGTTGGCTCCATCCTAGGATTGTTTACAGAGAACGCTAAAGAACGAAACCAGTCTCGCCAGCTACGTTCATCAGCAAGCGGGGCGTTAGCCCCATCACTCACCTTATTTCCCATTACATACCCGCTTTCTTCATCTTATAATTAAGCCTTTCCTGTTGATCTCTAATACGCTTCTCTACACGCATAATAGCTTTCTGTTCATCAGTGTGCCCATAAATAGGCATACCAATAAAGCCTGCTCCAGCACGAAGAAGTTTATCACCAGCAGTGAGAGTTGGATCAAGAGCAGCACTTCCTACGAAAGGAGCAAATCCTTCTACAGTCTTCTGTGTAGCACTCTTACCAGTGTAGTCTTTCATTCCCTGTGATTCAGCATAGAAGTTAGCAAGAGTACGAGGGGCAATAGAAAGTTTATTAGCTAAGAATCGTTCAGGATCTTTAATAGCGTGAATAAATTCAAAGGTGTGCTTACCTACGCTAATGTTAGTTCCATCAGGAAGCTCAATACGTGTAGGATCATCATTCTCCCAAATAGGGTGCCCTGAAGACATCATGTTCAAGCCATTCATAATAGTGCCCCACATTAAGAAGCTAGTGAGGGCATATTTCTGATAGGCTGCATTATGCCCCTTCTCTGTGAAAGGCATTTTACCAGCAGCTACATCTTTACTAATACCTGTAATAGCACCAGTACCAGCACGCATAGTGGAATAAAGCCAGTCAGGAGCAAAGAACATAATCTGAGCAGCAGCTTGTCCACTAGGAGAAGCAAGATACATCCCCACTTCTCTCCTGCTGGTCTTCCTCTTAAAGGTATTTCTGCTGTGGATAAAGCCCTTCATCACTTCACTTGGGATTATGTCCATGCTGGTGTTAAGGTGGATATTGCTTTAGGACAGATTGAGAAATTAACAAACGCTCATCCTGAATGGAGTAGGGAGAAGATTGTTAGGGAGGCTGCTACATTTGTTAACGATGGTGCTGGTGGCTTGGATTGGTTTGGTATTGCTGCTGACGCTAAGACGCAATTAGGAAGAGAAGTGGGGATGTATCTTGCTTCTCCTAGTGGACAAGCTGCTGCTCAAATTTTGTTCTTTGCCCCTGATTGGCTTTATTCCACTATGCGTGCTGGTACTGGTGCCATCACTGGTATTAGCAAGGATGTAGCTGCTGGTAAGATGCCTTTCACAGAGAAGGGGCATAATGCAGCCTATCAGAAATATGCGCTCACTAGCTTCTTAATGTGGGGCACTATTATGAACGGCTTGAACATGATGTCTTCAGGACACCCTATTTGGGAGAATGATGATCCTACACGTATTGAGCTTCCTGATGGAACTAACATTAGCGTAGGTAAGCATACATTTGAATTTATTCACGCTATCAAAGATCCTGAACGATTCTTAGCTAACAAGCTTTCTATTGCTCCTCGTACTCTTGCCAACTTCTATGCTGAATCACAGGGGATGAAAGATTACACTGGGAAGAGTGCTACACAGAAAACTATAGAAGGGTTTGCTCCTTTCGTAGGAAGTGCTGCTCTTGATCCTACTCTCACTGCTGGTGATAAACTTCTTCGTGCTGGAGCAGGCTTTATCGGTATGCCTATTTATGGACACACTGACGAACAGAAAGCTATTATGCGTGTAGAGAAGCGTATTAGAGATCAACAGGAAAGGCTTAATTACAAGATGAAGAAAGCGGGGATGTAATGGGAAATAGGGTGAGTGATGGGGCCAACGCCCCGCTTGCTGATGAACGGAGCTGGAGAGATTGGTTTCGTTCTTTAGCGTTTTCTGTAAACAATCCTAGGATGGAGCCTACTATCGTAGCTACTGCTGGAGCATCAGCAGGCTACATAACCATTTATATTAACGATGTAGCTTACAAGATACAGGTGAACAATGTCTGAAGCTGAACAACTCCTACATGCCGTTGAGAAGCTTACAGATGCTCTTCATGTGGCATCCATCTCTTCTCAAGAGCACAAAGAACATCATGAATATCTGAAAGCTGTTTTAGAAAGGGAGGCCCAGAAGAGTGCTGTACGGAAAGCTATTATTGAAAAAACTCTTGCAGGTTTGGTTTGGAGTGGTCTTGCTTTTGCAGGGAGCTGGTTGTTCAACTACTTCTCAATACACACACCCCCTCATTAATCAGGAGACTTACGAAGTGGAAACATCTTCTAAAGGATTAGAGCTAGTAAAGAAGTTTGAGGGGTTTAGTTCTACTCCTTATAAGGATGTAGGTGGTAGGCTAACTATTGGCTATGGACACCTAATCAAGAAAGGAGAGAGCTTCTCTCGTATCACATTTAAAGAAGCTGAAGACCTTCTTCGTAAAGACTTGAAAGAAGCTGAGGATGCTGTAACTAAGAACGTAACTGTTTCTCTTTTACAACATCAATATGATGCTCTTGTTTCTTTTGTTTATAATTTAGGAGGGAGACGATTAGCTAGCAGTACGCTATTGAAGAAGCTTAATAGTGGAGATGTAAAAGGAGCTGCGAATGAGCTTCCTAGATGGTGTAACGATAGTGGAAAGCCTGTAGAAGGCTTACGTCTGCGTCGTCTTTATGAACAAAATCTTTTCTTGGGGAATGTATAATGCCTGTGTTAAATTCTAATGGTGTGCCCACCACTGTATTCAGGGGTGATTTGGCTGTTGATAGACAAGAGGGTAATGGACCGGAAAGTGTAGCTACTGCTCTAACTTCTTCTAAAACTGGATATATTAGATCAGGGGTTATTTCTAGGCTTTTTCCATCCCTTTCTATTACTGGGAGTTTTGAACTTGCAGATGAAATCCCTACAGTAACTGTTGGTGTATCAGGAGCAGCTTCTGCAATTCCTTCGGCTGTGCGTGTCTATCCTGCAGTTAAAGATGCTACTTATGCAGATCACCTCAATGATCCATTTTTTCGAATTGTAGGAGTTCCAGACGGCAGGATGTTGGTAGGTCCATCTGGTACTATTGAAGGAGATACCTTTACAGGTGCTACTCCGGGAGGCGCTACATCCTATTGGCAGCCTCTTATTGAAACAAACTGGTTTGGAACACAGATTGAAATGCGTTTGCGTTCTAAATTTACGGGAACTGTCTATTATCGTCTTTATGTAAACAATAAACCTGTTACTGACACTTTTCAATCTTTTTCTGGATCTTCGGGAGGTGGCTACAATATACTGTTGACTTTTGCTTCTGCTGGAGCAAGGGTTATCGGTATAGAGTTTGCATATGCGCAATTTGGGGGAGCTTGGGTTGAGCCTGCCGCATCACTGTGTAGACCCAAAGTTGATCGACGTAAAATTGCATTTATTAGTAATTCAATTTTAGGCGGATTTAATCCGGTTCAAAGGCACAATACTTGGGCTGGGAATGTAGCACGCTTGCTTGGGATGGATGCGTATAATGCCAGCGTAGGTCAAACAGGTTTTGTAGCATTAGCTCCCTATGCGCTTAGAGTTGCTGACATTGCAGCTTGCAATCCTGATTTAATTATTGTAGGCGACCCCTACAATGATATTGGTCAAGGACAAGAGGTAACACTAGCGGCTGCTCGTCAGACTTTAGACGCAATTTTGGCACAATGTCCAGGTTCTAGGATTATCCTTTTAGGATGCTGGTCCCCTTCCCAAGCCCCTAATGCCTCTCTTTTAGCGTATGACGCAGATCAGAAAGCATTAGCTGCTGAATACAACATCCCATTCTTGTCATATTTGGATGCCGGAGATAGCATGGCTTCCACTAATGCTTGGGCCGCCAGTACAGCATACCTTCTTGGGCAAAAAGTTACAAATGGCGGTATTGTCTGGCAGTGTACCACAGCGCATACTTCGGGAGGTTCGTTTGATTCAACAAAATTTCAACCTTGCAGCTTAGTAACTACTACTAACGTTGGGACCGTGTTGCTTGGTGATGGTTTACACCCTGTGGAACAATTCCATAAAGCCCTTACTGCCTTACAAGCACGTAGGATTTGCCAAGTAGCTTAGATTATTAAAGTAGATAAAATGCCAATTAATAAAAAGATGATGAAGAATGTAAAGAAAGAGTATGGCGTGTATATTACGCTATAGAGGCGAAGCAAAAGGCTTCTAAGAAAACAAGCAAGAAGAAATGATGTTTATGTTATAAACAAGAGCCCTCTAGACATTGCGCCTAGAGGGCTTTTCTTTTATGTATTACTTTTACTAAAGAGATACAATTTGTACAACACTTTGTTAATAAAATGCATATATCTATTAATTAATTTAGTTTTATACATTTTCGGTTTAATGCCTAAATCCGATCTTTTAAAATCTTCAAACTCCTTATGTACTTTTCTCATATTTCACAAACTCCTGAGACACAAGCAAGCTCTCTAGTAGAAGTGGTGTTATCTCCTTTCTCAGAAAACTCTTCCCAATTAATCTTAGGAAAGCTTTCAGAGAGTGATTCGTAAAGCTCCTTAGTAATTTCTTGATAAGGGGCTTGCTTATAAGAGTGATTGCTATGAGGAAGAAAACTAACTCCTACAACCTTATCAAAATTCTTATAAACCCAAGCACCAATTTCAAACCATTCGTCTTCCTTTACGTAGACAGTAATTGAGGGATTGTGTTCACAATACTCTTCACTCCAAATTAGATAGTGTTCAAGTTGCTCTAAAGCTTTCATGTCATTACGAAATACAGCAACCTCTGGAGCTTTCATAGGGAAGCTAAATACAAGCCCTACATGAGGCTTCATAACATCCACTTCCCAAGGAACTCCTTGCTGCTGCATGAACACTGCTAACGGATCTTTAACATCTGCACGAACGGTGCGAATGTAGTAAGGCTCGTAACGTGGATGAATCCCACTTGCCGCATCCACAAGTTGAGAGACAGTCCCGCTAGGTTTGACACAAGTGATAGCTGTTGATCGTTCAATCCCAAGCATTTCTGCATATTCAGCGTTGACATTAATAGCCTCTTGTTTTAGTTGTTTAAGCCATTCACGAAGAACAGCAGTTCCTTGAGAGCCATTCAATACAGGATGGTCCATAATACCTGTAAAACTAACCCCTAGCAGACGCTCCTCTTCAGCATTCTTCTTCCAAATATTACGTAGATAACGAAAGTTTGTTAGCGTTGATTGTAGCGTACCAATAATTGTAGCAATACGAATCTTACGAAGAAGGTCTTCTAACGTATCTTCGCTACGAGCAACTACTTCAGATAGGTTACAGAAGCCTCCTGAACGAAGAAGGATTTCTCCGCAAGGGTTTGTACCAAACTCATAATCGGTATCTCGTCGTCCACTCTTCTCAATCTTCTTCTTAGCAGCTACACGATTAAATATCCCTCGCTCTCCGCTTTTACTTTCGTAAAGAGCAGTCCACTCCTTCATAAAGATTCCAACATCTGGCTTCTCTGTATAAGCTACAGAATTATTAGCTAGAGCACGCTGTCCTTCCATCTCCCACCAAGCACCACTCTTAGCGTTACGCATTCTCTCGTCTGTAAGATTGGACAGAGAGATTAGAGCACTGCGCCTAACACCCCCAACAACAACAATATCTGCAACCTTGCAAACTAAGTCGTGACATTCAATTGAAGAAAGTTTACGTCCCTTAGCTTTAACAAAGAGTGCTTTAGCAAAATCAAATAAGTCAGTGAGAGGCTGAGGACCACTAGCACGTCCTCCCATAGTCTTTAGAGGTGCTCCAGCAGGACGTACACGGCTTACATCAATCTTAGGGAGCTTACCAGCATAGAGCATAGCAATAAGCTCACGGAAGGCTGTAGCCCAGCCAATCTTACTATCTCCTACAACAATCGTTGTATCTGTCTCAATAAAGCTCTCTGCAACTTCAGGAAGTTTACTCGTGTATTGACGCTCAACAGAGAAACCAACACCAGTGCCACAGCACAGGATGTAAAGGATTTCATCAAAGACACGAGGGTTATCTACAGCTACATAGCTACAATTAAATCCACAAGTGTTGTCACGTTCTAGAGCACGTCCTGCAGTCATTAAGCTACGCATAGAAGGCATAACCTCTTGCTGTACAATAGCTTCTCTAATCTCTGACATATCTAGCTGTGGAGCACGTTTCTGAAAAAACTGAATATAACGCTCTACAGTTTCTTCCCATTCTTCTCGTCGATCCTCTTCTGGAAGGTAACGAGCATATCGACTCTTGTAAATGTATTTACGAAAATCATTCATCTTTATTCTTCTTGTCCCATTCTTCGTTAAAAGCTTTAATAATTAGGAGTTGCTCTTCTTCTTCTAGCTTACGCTTTTGAAAGCTCTTAGTTCCTTTTATTTCGTCATTACGTGCTTGACGAAAGTTCTTTTTATGTTCTTTGAAATTATCCATATTTACGATTCAAGTAATCTAGGGAAATAAACATTTCATCGAATTCACCGTCTTCAACTTCATTAAGCATGATTACACCACGCCAATGTTTATTACCTTGGAAGCCTAGATATTCTTCATCATGAATGTAAGCACTACCAGCAATAATACTGATGATGCGTCTACCATCAGCACGCTTACCATAAGCCACTTGACGGCCTTGTTGATGGCCTGCTACACAGGATTGGTGGTTCTTATTAAGCTGTGCATTAGCAGTGCTAGGAGGGCGTCCTGCAAGCCCTGTAGGGAAATAGTGAGAGAAAGCTACACCCTCAATAACCACAACCTCTAGGAAAGGAAACACTTCCCATCCATAGCTTTCAAATTCTAAATCATTAACAGAAAGAACACCATCTAGCTCTGGAGAATTGTTAATAGCTCGTTCAATTCGGTTTTCGTGATTACCCAGTGTCAACACCATACGTGGTGTATAAACCTTCTTACGATTACGTGTCTGTTGAAGACGTAGGTGATATAGAGGCTCTAGCAAAACTTCTTGTGCTTTAATTACGCTTTCAACATCTGCTTTATATCGTCGTCCCTCAAAAGCTTTCTTACCTTTATCGTAAGAAGAGAGACTTGACATATCAGCAAAGTCTCCGATCTGTACAATAACGTCAGGACGCTTATCGACAATGTATTTACCAATGTGCTCTAGATGCTCAATAGAAACACCGGGTTTAATTTGCAAATCAGGAATAACGAGAATACGTTTGCTCATACATTCTCCAGAAGAGCATTCAAACTAACAGGAAACAAAGGAGAAATAATCTCCTTAATCTTTTCAGCTACAATACGTGTCTCATATTGTGTATGCTCATCAAGACGTAGCTTAAGCATAGAGGCAAATGCTCCTAGTGTTCCGCTCCAAATCCATTCGGTCATAGTGTTTTGAGGGAGCAACATACGAGCTTGTTCAGGGCACACTCCTGAATCTAAAGCATCTTTATATGTATCTAGTGCATGATCTGTGGACGTGTATTTAGTTCTCCAACCTTGTATCCAACCAGAACCCTCTTCGCTACTTCCTTGCTTAACATTTTCAGCTCGTTTACGCCAGTATTGAGGGAGATAGAATTCTGGCTCGCTATCTACATAACGCCTGCTAATCTCATTCCAAGGCATAAACTTATGCTTTACAAGTTGCCTAGCTACGAAGATAGGAGCTTTAACACGAACACTAATAAAAGAATGATTAAAAGGAGAGAAGTGTTTATGTTTAGCAAGGTAGTTAATCAGTTTAACATCTTCTTGTTTCAGCTTGAAAGTTGGTCCGTCTTCAATATCGAATTCAAAAACTTCTTCCCAATCACTTTCTTTATCAAAGCTTACACGAGCTGCATTAACTACACTTAAGTCAGTACCGCAACTATCTACTAAACTCACCTCAATATCAGAAATTTTCACTCTTCATTTCCCATGATTGAATTATATTCTTCAATAGCAAAGTCATAGCCTTCCCAATTGTCTACACCAGCATTACGAAGACAAGTTAGAAAAACCATATCGTCTTCATAAGATTCCAGTTTATGTTCTAGATGCTTTACTTTATCTTCAAGAGCTTCAAACTCTAGCACGTCAACATCCATCATTTTGAATCTCCACTATTAAAAGCTTTAATACAATCTACTACATAAACACCAGATGCTTCAGGATAGATTTCCCAAAGCATTCCCATACCTTTAAGAGTTTTGTATTCCTCTTCTGTCAAACTTTTAAGAGGACGTTTCTTGTTTGTCATGATCTCTTTCGTAAATTGCTTGTAGCAAATAAACCAATAAGTCAGCAGCCTCTTCTGCTGCGTCCTGTAGGGCATCACGCCCATTGAACCCTTGAAGAGGCACCCCATATGTTTTAATTCCTGCTTTACGCCTCTGATCCAGCATTAGAATGGCAATGTCTGCTATTTCAGGAAGCTTGTTAGCTACAGGTTTAGCTTGTAGTTGGAACACGTTATCTTCTAACATTAGACCTCCAACCAATCTTTAACAAGTTCTAAACCAGCAACAACTCCTGAGTTATATTCGTAATCCACATCATTACCATATTGTTCAGCTATTCTCTTAAACTTAGTAAAATCTTCAATTTCAATACTAATAAATTCTAATAATTGCTTAGTGATATTTACGTCCGAAGCCACGATGGATCATCTCCTGTTCATAAAGTTCTTGAAGCTGCTTACGTTCGTTCTTAGGAATCTCATCAAAATATCCTAGAATAAGTCCAGCACCCTTAGCACTAATTTTACCATTCTTACAATACTGCTCAGACATATTAGCCATTACAACAGCACGATTACGTTGACGAAGGGACAAGTCTTCAATATCGTTAAACAACGAAATACTCTTATAGCTCATACATTTTC